GCCTTTATTTAAAACCTTCTCGCCATCGCGTATTCCTTCCGAGGTTAGTTCTTTTAATATACCGTTATCTTCCCACTTCCTCATAAAGTCTTTGTGCTTGCCTATAGCATCAAGCCAAGTTCCTACAGCCTTAGAGTCACCGTAAAGCAGTAAATCATTTGCTTGGTCAATTAGCAGGTTATCTAGCTGTCGGTTCATTGCAGCAGCAGCAGCACCCTCTGGCCCAGCCTGCTTTGCGTGCTGAGTAAGTATCTGCCTAGTTTCAAAGATAGACCTTAATGACTGACCTTCTTGCAATAACGGAGCCATTTCATCATTAAAAATCTTAAATGCTTGAGGCGCGTTAGTAGGGCTAAAATTAGTCCGCACATTCTGCAATATTGTACCCGCTATTTGACCGCCTGCTTCTGGGTCAATAAATGCAACACTTGCTCTGGCTGCGTCATACGCATCATTTCTAGCCTGACCTTGTGCCTCTTTTGCAAGCACAAGCTCCTGTTGGGCCTGTACGCCACCAGCCCTTTTATCTATTACCTGACCATCTACGCCAGCCATTTGATGCTGAATCTGGTCTAAGTTCTGGTTAATGTCAGTAACTTGGTTGTTTCGTAACGTCTGCATTTCTTCTCTTGCAGAAGGGCCGTATGTACCAGATTGTACTGAATCCTCAAACAATTCACGGCTCTTGTCGTCGCCTATATCACCCCTTGTCATTCTAACTGGAGTTGGCAAGTTTTGTGCTGTTCTGTACCTTGCCGAGTCTGCTGGGTTAGCGCCAGCGCCAATATCGGTATTCATTTCCCGGTAAACAGTATCCATTACATCGTTAGGGTTTAACCCTTCTTCTGCAAGCGCATCTGCTATAGCCTGTTCAGCTTCGCCAGTAGGCATATCGCCAACCCTAGCTTTAGTTACTATGCTTTTAATCTTATTATAGGCAAGGCCAAATAAGTCGCCAAATGGCTTGCTTAGTAATCCGCCAAAACCGCTTTTAGGTACTTCCATAACATCGTACTTATCATCAGCAAGATATGATGAAAACGCCTCTAGTAAGCCGCCCTCTGTAGCGCCAGTAAGCGCAGCAGCAGTCCAGCCACCGCCGCCACCTATAAACTTATTTACAGGTTGTGCTAGCGATGCAACACTTGATACGTTATACGCTGTAGCCAAATCTGCGCCTGATGGGTTAGGGTAAAACCTTTCCCATGTTAGCGGCTGGCTATTTTCATCACGGCTAGTTGGTGCAATAACAACCAAGTTGCCAAATTTATCCTGCTGGAATTGTGAATCAGGTATCGCTTCTTGGAATGCCTTTTTAATGCGATCATCATCAGAAGATGAAGCTAGTACGCCCATAATCAATGACTTACCACCAGTGCCAATAGCTAGGCTATCTACGCCAATATCGCTTAGTTTAGGTATCTCAGCCTCTACGTTAGCGCCAGTAACCCAATCAGCAGCATCGCTAGCAGCGCTACCTATAGCGTCTATTCCCTTTTGAATAGAGCCTTTCCCAGCTAGTCTTTCATCTTCCTTAGCCCATAATTCAGCTTCGGTTAATGGCTTCTCGCCGTATTCAATTGCCCATAAGTCGTCTTCTGCTGACATATTAGTTCCCCACCTGTCCGGATAACCACGCATCGACAAATGCTTTTTTCGTAGCGGGTGACATAGCTGCAAATCGGGCCTGCTTGCTTTTAGGCAACTGCTCGAAGTATGTTTTATGCGATTGGTCTATAGAAGAACTATCAACTTTAGGCCCAAACGAATTAAGGAAGGTTCTTTCTTCCTCAGTAAATAACGGTCTATTTTGAATTTCTTTAACTTTATCTTGGTAAATAGTTCTGTTTTCAGCAGTAGCATTTAACTGGAAAGCCATTGCTGCTTCGCCTAAATCCATCCTTCTTTGGGCTGCTGCTCGTAAGCCTGACTGAATAACCATTCTTGCATCAGGATTCATACTTGCGCTACCAGCGCGGGATACAAGTATTCTAAAGTCGTTATCGGTCATAGGGCCAGAGCCGGGAACGCGCATACTCTGCGCTACACCCCTTGCTGTGGCGTTATATGCGTCTATAGTGCCGCTATAGCCTTCGCCTATTTTATCCCTAATAAATCCTGGCACCTTGGTAGTTGTATCCATAATTGCACCTAACTGCTGCAATGTTTCAATACTACCTAATGATGCTCTAGCCTGCTCATACCCTTGCGCGTAAGCGTTTACCTGCTCACCGCCGCCCTTTTGGATAGTTTTAAATAGCTCGCTTTGGTTTGTATCAAGAGGCGCTTCGTTAATAACTTTAACGCTAGTACCGTTAGCGCCAATAACGTGAATCTTACCTAGCAAATCCTTCTGGTAACGTAACGCAGGGTCTAAGCCACGCGCTGTTATTTCAGCAGCGGGAACTGCCTCAAATGTAGTAGCTGGCTTTTCGCCCTTTAGTCTTGAAAACTCTGCCCAAGCCTGTGCGCCATCAATTTGCTTGGCTAATAATGCCTCGCCTACTTTTGCATACTCCCCGCCCATACCAAGCAGCATTTCCGCTGTGCTATTACGTTGAGTTGTTGCCTGAGTTGCAGCTAAATCTGTAGCTGTTTTTAGCTTACGATCATCGCGCAAAGCCTCCAAGCGGTTTTGATACCCTTGCTGGATATTAGCGGCATTAGGATTGCCGCTCATACCTGCAAAGCCTGATGCTAAGTTAAGACGATTCTCTTTATCACCTAAAAATGTGCCAATGCTATCTAAGATACCCATTATTTAACCATCCCTGCGCCTAGTGATAAGTAATCAAATAATCCCGGAGTATAGCCCTTAGTAGTAGAGCCTACTGCTGGAGCTTGTCCAACCGCTTGTAATAAATACTGTAATGAATCTGCTGGTGCGCCAGTGTATCCTGCGTACTGTTGCTTGGCAGCGTTAATTAACTGCTGTTGCAATGCCTGCTGCTGACTGCCTTGCTGATCCATACGATTCTGAATAGTTTGACCCATACCAAAGCCTAGGTTAGACAAGTTACCTAGTTGTGAGCCTGCCTGTAAGCGCTGCTGTGAACCTGATAGACCTGCCTGTTGATTAGCTAGCTGTGCCTGCATATTCTGGCTAGAGTTAAACTGACCAGCTTGGTTAAAAGCACCTTGGTTAGACAATGAAGCTTGGTTAGTAGCACCTGCACCATACTGTCTAGCCTGGTTCAAGGCTGCTTGATTCTGCAATGCTGCTTGGTTAGCTGCACTTGAACCGAATTGACCTGCTTGGTTTAGTGCTGATTGATTCTGTAAAGCACGTTGTTGCCCTAACTGAGCAGATGTTGTGCCTGCCTGTAGGTTAGCACCTTGGTTAGCTAGGCTTGCTTGCATACCTGTAGCAATGTCTTGCCCTGCCATTTGCTGTGCATTCTGATAACCTGTCTGACGTAAGCCAGAAGCTGTGCGAGCTGCTTGTTCTGCAAAAGCTCTGTTAGTCTCTGCCTCTGCAATACCTTGTCGTGAACCGCCAAACGCATTAGCTGCACCTGCTTGTGCGCCACCAATGTTCTGTTGCATTAGTCGGCTACGTTCAAGATCATTTAGCGATTGTTGAACAACCTGATCTTCATAAGGGTTCATATAGGCTTGCAAGTCAGTGCCAGCTATTTGACCACCAGCTACTTGGCTTGCGCTTAATGTTGGAGCTGCGCCAGATTGAGCAGCATTATAACCCTGACTACCTACACTGCCAGCAGTATAGCCTGTAGCTCCTACCTGTGCTGGATTATAAACACCGCTATTAACAGCCATAGGCTTGTAGCCCATCTCTGCTGAAGCACCCATTTGAGCCGCCTGCAAGCCTTGAGCTGCTGCTGTATTAACATCATACTGTGGCGCTTGTTGAGCTACAGGCATAGGCATAGGTTGTGGTAGTTGTTGCGGCCCGCCTCTAGGGGTTACTCCTGCTGGGCCTTGACCAATACCGCTAATTCTAGGGTCGGGTGAGCCGCCTCGATACCGTTGATCTGTGAAATTACTTGGTACTTGTGCGTTTCCGCCTGCTGGTGCTGCCATGATGTTATTCCTTACTTAAAGTTAGTAGCTTATCTGCCGCCGCCGCCAGAGATTCCGCCATATCCTGACGCAGCCGCTTTTCCACCACCACTATAGGTGTTGCCTCTTTGTTTTGCCACAGCGCCAGAAGATCGTTTCCTTGCACCTCCCCCATCACCACCACCAGCTGCTCTCTGCGCTAACTGTGATGCCTTTTCAGCCGCCATACGCTTTTTATCGGCTTCTTCTTGCGTTCGATCATCTAACTCTTCTTGTGAAATTTCCATATCCAACATAGACATAAGGTCTAAAGCCTCGCCGCTAATGTTATTATTAGCCAATGGAGTGACTTCCACGTTAGGGAATCGATCATAGCCAGCGCTAATATAGCTCTGTGGATCTCTGCCGCCACCTTGATATGGTGTAGGTGCTACATTTACTTGAGCAGTAGGTGTTGGTAATGCTGTTCCTGCCTGATACGCTTTCTTTGCAGCATCAACCTTATCAAACTCAGACATACCTGCCCAATCAGGATTAGACTTAGACATGGCTTGATACTGTTGCATGGAGCCTTTATTCATACCATATTGAACTTGATTAACAAAGTCAGACATTGGTGACATATCAGCATAAGCGGATAAAGCACCGCCTACTAGGTTACTGTCGCCACCTAACTTATCCCCGATCAATCCTGGAATACCACCACCCATACCCATCACATCTTTTAACTGAGCTTGCTCTTGTATTGGGTAATAAGCACCCGTATCCGACCGAGTAAACATATCGTTATTGTAGTCAAACCCACCCACATTATCTGCTGGGAATCGATCATAGCCGCTGTGATCATACCCAAAACCTTGATTGCCTTGTGAGGTATTACCACCACCTTGACTGAAGTTAGTAGGGCTATTGCTAAACATCTGGTTCATTTGTTCTGGTGAATTTGCGTAGGCATTTGAAGATGAAGAGCCATTTGAAGCTGCTGATCCAGTAAATGGGTCAATAAACATATTGCTGATAGCATCAAACTGTCCTGGACGGTTTTGCTGTAGGCTGCTTAAAGCTTGTTCAAATATAGGTGCGCTGGAATAGCCTTGTACGCCTCCTGCGAATGTTTGAGCTTGTGGAATACCTGCTGTAGCGTCAAAGCCCTGTGGGGCCAATCCAAAGGCGCTAGCTGCGCTTCCAGTAGATTGCATAGACTGCTGTTGCATTGGGTTAAAGGCTGCCACTTCTGGGCCATAGTAAGGCGTGTAACCTATACCTGCGACATCACGACCTTTATTAATGTTTTCTTTAGCTGCGTCTTCCAACCATTTTGGAATATCTGTGCTTTGTGTAGTCGAACCGCCTTTTGACATGACCTAGAACCTCTTCTCTAATAACACTAGCTGTGATTTCCAGCCATCATTTTTTAATGCCTTAACCCAGCCTTGGCGACCTGTCATAGTAAGACTTTCGCAACCTTGGTCTTTGGCCCATTGTACCACTGATTGGTGCATACCCAAAATTTCATTGAGGTCACCACCGCCAAGGAATACATGAAGCACCTTTTTCCTTGGGTATACTGTAATTTCTGTAACAAGGCATGAGTCTTTAGCAGGCCATAATTGCATCTTTCCAGAGGCAATAGACTCAACAATATCTTCAAATAAGTGAGTCCCACCGCCATATTCTAAAGCCGCTTCAATCCAGCCTTTGCAGCGTTGTAACTCAGTCACCCAACAATCCAAGCACTAGCATTTCTAAATACGGGTATAACCACCGCACCGCCACCAGATACCGCAGAGCCAAAACTGGGTGAGGCTGCGTCTGTCACATAGGCCCGTTGACCAATGACACCAGTAGGCAATGCCGACACTGTATAACCTCTAGTAATCTGAATAGGTACATAAACACCATTAATTGAAACGACAGGGTATCCAGCTACATCCCACAGCAAAATACCATCTTCTGTTGCTGACTCTGTAGTGCCTTTATGACGTAATTCACTTCGAGTTTTAGCAAGCCAGATAGTTAAACGCTGCGCCCATTGCGCCCAATTAGAGTTTAGTACCCTTGGTGGGTTTTCTATAATGCTCATTATCGCCTTCCCCCAGCCACGACCTCAAGTCGGTTAATACCAACACGCCAATCAGTATTAACAGCGCCTTCAATCCGAACCCTGACCTGTCTACCAGTAAAGCGTAGGCTAGTGGGGTTAGACATATTGTATGGGCCGTATGTTCTTTCCACATCATTGGGATAGAATCTAGTTTTGAAAGTAGCGTCAACATCGCCTTGCGTTTTCTCATCGGGAATCATTTGAACCACTGACATCACGTTTTCGCCATTGCCAATGGATATTGGGCCAGACTCTATGAATGGTTCTGCACCATCATAGTTAAATCCAACCTCTTGTTCGTATAGTTTTTTGTCTGTGGCAGACGTGAAAATAGGGAATCTAAACACACCAGAATCAACACCTGAAGTTCTAGGCATTGAGCCTATAGACCAACTATTGTCATTGTAGTTATAAACAACATACCTATCATTTTCATTAGAGCCGCCTGATGGGTAAAACCACCATATCTCGCCAAAAGCAGCATTAGCTACAGCAAAAATCTTACTTTTCTGCCCTACGTTTATGTCCGAAAATACATAATCAGCCACATCACAATTAATCTCTGTTACCGCTCCACCTGAGTAAGAATAGAATGATCTACCACCCATCCAAACTGCACCAGCATCTACTACAGAAACTGCATTGTTTGAGATAATACCGCAAGCAGTACCTATCCGCTCAATGCCATAGACGTATGGTGGGCCAGAATATGTAGCTACATGGGCATCAACGTTGGTTAATATGAGCGCCTGATTCTGAACTCTTACACCACATTCTATACTGCCTTCAGTCTGAAGTTCTAAACTACCAGCTTCATTAGTTGCTAATGGGTTCCATACTGTATTATTTTCACGATCCGACCACTGGACTAAGCGTGGGTTTCCACCTGCTCCCAGACACATCAAAAAGCGCTCTTCTGTAACTAATATAGACCTATTGCCTACAGGTGCGTTAGCCACAGCAGTAGGTAAAACGCCTGTGTTAAGCCGCCATTCATATACCTTTCCATCTGAGCTAGAACAGGCAACTAAATACTCGCCCCATGAATCCATAGCCCATGTGGTAGCAGGAGTAACTGCAGATAATTCTAAGCGAGGCACACCATAGTATTCTAGACCATAGAATGAATCGCCAAATCCAGCGCTTTGTACAGCATCTTCATTGCCCACTGTTAAGCCAGTAGGCGTTATGTCGAACTGAGTACCACTTGCGCTATAGGCATACAATTTATTGTAACTGCCTGCAGCTATCCAGCGATCACCACCGTTCTCACCCCATGCGTGTAAACCACGAACTTGACCAGCACTAGCTGTATCCGCCCTGGTACGCCAGCCACCTATAGGTCTAAGTGTGTTGTCATGCCATCTAACTAAGTTAGCATCACGCCACCTGCCCTGTGACTGTAAATCTGTACCATTGCGATATACGCCTGGTGGTAGGTCTAGTGGGATAAGTGCCATAAGTGCCTCACATTTTGTTCATTATGTACGATGAAACACCGCCTAAAGAAGCAGCTAAAACAATCACGCCTGCTGCCATTCCTTTACCTTTGGCTAGCTGTATCTCTTGTGCCGCCAATCTATCATTTAGCTTGGTCATTGTAATTGTTGAGTC